GGATCGAGTTCCTGGGCAAGGTCGACTGGGACAAGGACCAGAACGGCCAGGACAAGAGCGTCATCAAGGCGGCCATCACGCCGGACCACAAGGACTACGCGGCGCTGATGGGCGGAGCGCGTCAGCCGGCACCTGCTCCCCAGGCGCCCAGCGCACCCAACGCCTACGCGCAGGCCACCGGCCGGGCACCCACACCGGGCCGTCCGAGCTGGGCGCAGTAAGGGAGGGCCAGCGTCATGATGCTCCGTCCCCGTCAATCCTTGCTGGTCGATCGCACCTTGTCGGCGCTCGATGCCTACGGGAACACGCTGGCCGTCGCGCCAACGGGGTCGGGCAAAACCATCATGCTGTCGGCGGTGGCCGGCAGGGTGTTGGTCGAGCCCGATGCCAAAGCGTGCATCCTGGCGCACCGAACCGAGTTGACCGGCCAAAACCGCGCCAAATTCGAACGCGTGAATCCGGGCATGAGCACGTCCGTGTTCGATGCCAACGAAAAGTCATGGTCTGGCCAAGCGACGTTTGCCATGGTGCAGACCTTGTCACGGCTGTCTCACCTTGAACAGATGCCGACACTGGATCTGCTCGTGATCGACGAAGCCCACCACTCGTCGTCCCCCAGCTATCGGGCGGTTATCGATGCAGTGTTGGCACGCAACCCAAAGGCTGGCATCTGCGGCCTGACCGCCACACCCAATCGCGGTGATGGTAAGGGGCTGCGCGATGTTTTCTCGAACGTGGCCGACCAGATCACACTGGGGGAGATGATCGCTGCCGGTCACCTGGTCTCTCCGCGTACTTTCGTCATCGATGTGGGTGTCCAGGATGCCCTGAAAAACGTCCGCAAGACGGCGATGGACTTCGATATGGATGAAGTCGCCTCCATTCTCGACAAGCGCTTGATCACGGAAGCGGTCATCAAGCACTGGAAAGAAAAGGCTTCGTCCCGCAAAACGATCATCTTTTGCTCCACCGTCGCCCATGCTCAGAACGTTTGTGATGCCTTCATCGATGCCGGGATCAATTCCGTCCTGATTCACGGTGAGCTGTCCGATGGCGATCGCAAATCACGCCTGGCTGAATATGAGCACGGGCGTGCGCAAATCGTGGTCAACGTGGCCGTGCTCACCGAGGGCTACGACTACACGCCGACCAGTTGCGTTGTCCTGCTGCGTCCCAGCTCTTACAAATCCACCTTCATCCAGATGGTCGGACGCGGTCTGCGTACCGTTGATCCGGAGGAGTTCCCCGGCATCATCAAGTCAGATTGCTTGGTGCTCGATTTCGGCACCGCGAGCCTCATGCACGGCTCGCTGGAGCAAGAGGTGAACCTCGATGGCCATCTGCACGATGGCCTTGCGCCAACCAAGGATTGTCCCGACTGCGGTGCCGTGGTGCCGCTGGCCTGCATGGAATGTCCATTGTGTGGCTACGTCTGGGAGCGGCAGCCGCAGGATCTGGGTGTGCTGGCTGATTTCGTCATGAGCGAGATCGATCTGCTCAAACGTTCCAACTTCCGCTGGTGCGATCTGTTTGGCAGCGATGACGCCTTGATGGCGACCGGTTTCAACGCCTGGGGTGGCATTTTCTTCCTCAATGGTCGTTGGCATGCCGTGGGCGGTGGCCAAGGCATGCAGACCCATCTGCTGGCCGTCGGCGAGCGCACGGTCTGCATGGCCAAGGCCGATGACTGGCTCAATGACCACGAAAGTGCTGACTCGGCCCACAAGACGCGTCGCTGGCTCAACGAGCCGCCAACCCCGAAGCAACTCCAGTACCTGCCCCAAGCGCTGCGTGCTGATTTCGGGATGACCCGCTACCAAGCCTCAGCCTTGCTCTCCTTCCAGTTCAACAAAACGTCAATTCAGCGCCTGGTCATGGCCGCCAACGACAGCTATCGGGAGGCGGCGTGAAATGCATCGTGTGCCACCGACAAGCCAAAGGGTATGGCTGGTTCAACACCCGCCGCAAACGGGGCGATCCCCAACGCTACTCCGACCAGTGGGTGTTCTGCTCGCGTCGTTGTCAGGAGTCGTTTTCCAAACTGATGAACAAGACGGAGGGGCAAATGATCGACCCCAGTGACATGGAAATTGCCGCCATGCGTGCTTGCCTGGCGCCGCTGGGTGAGTACGTCGGTGAGATCGGCATGCAGCGCCCCTTGGCGGATTACAGCCGCGATGAGGTGTTGATGCTGATCGATGTCGTGGTCACGGCCTACCAGGACTGCATGGTGGCCGAGCACGAACGCATGGCCGCCAAGGATCGCGCATTCTTTGAGGAACGTCTGGCGCGTCAGGGGCTAGTGGCTGGGAAAGGAGCGCCGTTCTGATGCTCGACTTTAATCACCGCCCCAAGATTCACGAACAGATCAGTGAGCTGATCGATGCTGCACTGCTGGCAGAACGCCAGCAGCAGACCCCGCGCAATTATCTCGGTGCATCTCGCCTGGGCGTGGCCTGCGAACGGGCCTTGCAGTACGAGTATTTGCACACTGCCCCCGATCCTGGACGCGATTTTCCGGGCCGCGTACTGCGTGTATTTGAAGTCGGTCACGCCCTGGAGGACCTGGCCATTCGCTGGTTGCGCCGGGCTGGATTTGAGCTTTACACCCAGAAAGCCACAGGCGGGCAGTTTGGATTTTCCGTGGCCGGTGGGCGCATCCAGGGCCACGTCGATGGCGTGATCAATGGCGCACCGGCGTCGCTGGGGATGAACTTCCCCGCACTCTGGGAGTGCAAGACGATGAACGACAAGTCTTGGCGGGACACCGTCAAGCAGGGCGTCGCCAAGTCAAAGCCGGTCTACGCGGCTCAGATGGCCATCTACCAAGCCTACATGGAGTCGGCTATTCCCGGTATCTCGCGCAACCCAGCGTTGTTCACGGCCATCAACAAGGACAGCCAGGAGATCTGGTTTGAGTTGGTGCCCTTTGATGGTGGTCTGGCGCAACGGATGTCGGATCGGGCCGTGAATGTCATCGCAGCGACCGAAGCTGGCGAGCAACTCCCCCGCCACACGACAACGCCGACGCACTTCGAGTGCAAATGGTGCGCTTGGCAGGATCGGTGTTGGGGAGCGGCCGGATGACGGAAAACATCGTGTGGCTCGATTTCAACGACGCGATCGACCCGCGTGAGGCGCAACTCAACGACACCGAAGTACTTCGTGCCGGCCTGCTCGACCGGCTTGAGTCTGTATTGCTCTACCTGTTTCCACAAGGACGCATCCGTGGTGGCAAGTTCTACGTCGGCGATGTTGATGGCAATGCTGGCAAAAGTCTTGTGGTGGAGCTCGAAGGCGATCGCCGAGGGCTCTGGAAGGACTTTGCCAGCGACGAAGGCGGCGACGTCATTGATTTGTGGGCGCGATCCCAGGGATTGTCGGCCCGACATGACTTTCCCCGGCTGGCCAATGAGATCCGGCAATGGCTGGGCGTGGCTGCGCCGGCTCAAACGGTCGCACGCCGCGAAGGTCGCTCGGTGCCGATCGATGAGTTGGGGCCGTATACCGCAAAGTGGGATTACCTGTCGGCAGATGGCGAGCTGATCGCTTGCGTCTATCGGTACGACCCACCCACTGGCAAGGAATACCGGCCTTGGGATGTGCGCGCCCGGATGTGGCGGGCGCCTGATCCGCGTCCACTCTATAACCAGCCGGCAGTCGCTCAAGCCAATCAAGTCATTCTGGTTGAAGGTGAGAAATGTGCGGATGCCTTGATCCAGTTGGGCATCGTGGCCACGACGGCGATGAATGGGGCCAAAGCGCCGATCGATAAAACGAACTGGGCGCCCTTGGCCGGTAAGTCCGTATTGATCTGGCCAGACCGGGATGCCCCCGGCTGGGACTATGCCGAGAACGCTGCCAAAGCCTGTGTTGCTGCAGGCAGTGTCTCCGTGGCGATCTTGGTGCCCCCATCTGACAAGCCGGAAAAATGGGACGCGGCCGATGCGGTCGATGAAGGATTTGACTGCGTCGAGTTCATCCGGCAGGCCGAGCGGCGGGTCGTAAAAGCGGCGCCTGCACTGTTGCCTACGTTCACGCTTGGTGCGCTGCTGGATGACCTGTCGCCTTTGCCGCCCGACTTGATTTCACCACGGGTGCTGACCCCTGGCGGTCTGCTCGTGTTCGGTGGCGCGCCCAAGGTAGGGAAAAGTGATTTCTTGCTGTCGTGGCTGACGCACATGGCCGCCGGAGCAACTTTCCTGGGGATGCGGCCACCTCGTCCTTTGCGGGTCTTTTACCTGCAGGCCGAGGTGCAGTACCACTACCTGCGCGAACGGGTGAAGGAAATTCAGTTGCCGCCCCATCGCTTGCTCGACGCCCGAGTCAATTTCGTCGCCACGCCGCAGTTGCGCATGGTGCTCGACGATGCCGGTCTGGAGCAGGTGATTCCCGCCATTGCGAATGCGTTTGGCGGCCTGCCGCCCGACATCATTGGCATCGACCCGATCCGCAATGTGTTCGATGGCGGGGATGCTGGTGGCGAGAACGACAACGGTGCCATGCTGTATTTCCTGTCGCAGCGCGTGGATCGAATTCGTCAGGCGGTGAATCCGGATGCCGGGGTGATTCTGGCGCACCACACCCGGAAATTGGGCAAGAAGCAGTTCGAGGAGGACCCGTTCCAAGCGCTGGCCGGCGCCGGCAGTCTGCGCGGCTACTACTCGACCGGGATGTTGCTGTTCCGGCCCGATGAGAGTCGCACGACCCGCCAGTTGATCTTTGAGCTGCGCAATGGCGCAGGCATTCCGATCAAACACGTCGACAAACTCAAAGGCGAATGGCGCGAAGTCGATCCTGGTGATCGCCTGGTCATGAAGGAATACGGCGAGCGCCTGGATGCCGAACGTCGGCGCAAGCGCGATGCAATCTTGGAGATCCTGTTTCAGGAAGCTGCCAAGGGGAATTGCTACACAGCCAACCAGTTCGCCGAGTCCTTCGAGGGCAAGGCTGGCCTGGGGGGCGAGCGCACGATCCGCGAGCGGATTTCAGCCCTGTCGACCCAAGCCTACATCAAGTATTTCCGCAATGCGGCGGACTACGGCTTGCCTTCCTGTGGCCGCACCAAGTTTGGCTACCTCTGTGTCGAGGACATGCTGCTGCGCACACCAGATGGCGAGCCTGATCACGAAACCGGGGAGGTGCCCATGCGCGAGCAGCGCGTGCTTCCCACCCATTACAAGTGCCCACTCTCTGGCGCGGCCATGCCGGTCGAAGACCCGGAGGTGTGGGTGTACCACGACGATTTGAACGATACGGAGGCCTCATGATTGCCCATTCATTTGTTGGCAAAACCGCTGCCAACTGCACCCACTCTGTTGCCAACTTCGCGCAGTTGGCAAGGCGCTGCCAACTGAAAACCCAGACAGGACGGGCATTTCGCTCCGATTCGGTTCAGTTGGCAGTTGGCAGTGTTGCCAACTTGCCAACTGGCGCAAACCCGCGTCGTTGCTGGGTTTCTCCGGGGTTTTCAGTTGGCGAAAACTCCCCCTCCTACTACGTAGGAGAGGGAACAAAGGTTCCCTCTTCCCTACGTGGAGGGTTGGCTGCGGGTGGGAATGGTGGTGGCCTGCCTTCTCCTGCGTCATCAATCCTGGCCCTTGATCTTGGCACTCAGACCGGTTGGGCGTTGCATGGGCGCGATGGCGACATCACCAGTGGCAGTGAGACGTTCAAGCCCCAACGATTTGAAGGGGGCGGCATGCGCTACCTGCGCTTCAAGCGCTGGCTCATCGAGATCAAGCAATCGGTCGACGGGATCGATGCGGTCTTTTTCGAAGAGGTCCGCCGTCATGCCGGCGTCGATGCGGCTCACGCTTACGGCGGCTTCATGGCCCATCTGACGGCATGGTGCGAGCACCACCAGATCCCTTACCAAGGGGTGCCGGTTGGCACGATCAAGAAGCACGCGACCGGCAAGGGCAACGCGAACAAGGAACAGATGGTGGCGGCCGCACGACAGCGTGGCCATGCCCCTGCGGATGACAACGAAGCAGACGCACTGGCGATTCTGCACTGGGCCATTGAGACACAGGAGTTTTGACATGAAGATCCCAAACTACCAATACCGCTGTCCTTTGGGACGTCTGCAACCCCAGACCACAGATCTGGACGCGATAAAGGAGCGTGGCTGGCGCGACCAGCACATCCTCGTGGTGTCAGAGTCCGATGAGCGTTTGGACTTTGTTGAACGTGAGTTCGTGAAGCGGATTGGTCAGCGTCTGTACGGTGCCAGCCACAAGCAGGGAGGTCGTCATGACTGAGTGGTGCACAGATACTGTGGCGGCCAGGTTGGAAGAGGCTGCCAACACGGGGCGGCGCCTACCTCCAGTGCGGGTGCAAGGCTACTACACGGTTTGGCCAGTCTTCGTTCGTCAGGAGTGGGAGACGCTGGCTGCCGACGAGAAGGTCTACCGACCCTTCCCACCAAGTCCCAAGGACATCGACCGCATGCTCGAGGTCATGCGTTGGGTGCAGTGGTTGGAGGTCGAGCAGCGCCATCTGGTCTGGATGAGGGCCAAGCGCTATGGATGGCGAGAGATCGGCATTCGCTTTGCCTGTTGCACCAAGACGGCGCAACGACATTGGCAGAAGGCAGTGCAGACCCTCGCGGATCATCTCAACGGTCATGCCAAGTCGCAAGGGAGTTGATAGAAATTTCGGAAACCTTCTAATCGGATAGGGGCGGAGCAGGAGAACGACAAAAGGGAACGCCCGTTGGGGTGTCTCATTTCGCGGCGAAATGCCCTACAGTGACGGCTATGGTTGCGAAAGCTGCGTGACCGAGAGGTAGGGCCCAGGCAAAAGGGGTCCTTCCTCGCCAAAATCCAATGCGGGGGGCGCGAGCGCGACGCTTTTTTAGCGTCAGGGTGCGGGCAAGGTTACCAGTCGGTCAGGTTACCGGCCTCGGTTACCACCCGCCAGTGTGCAGTTACCACCCCTGCTGACTCATGATTCAACCAACCCGCCCAGCCGCAGCGCTCGGCGGGTTTCGTTTTTGGGAAATCCACTTTGAACAAGCTCAACGTCGAGTACCGCAAGGTCGAGGCGCTGATTCCCTACGCCCGCAATCCGCGCACGCATGCCGAGAGCCAGATTGCCAAGATCGCGGCCAGCATCGTCGAGTACGGCTGGACGAACCCGATCCTGGTCGACGGCGACAACGGCATCATTGCCGGGCATGGGCGTCTGGCCGCCGCACGCAAGCTCGGGCTGGATCAGGTGCCGGTGATCGAGTTGGCTCATTTGACCGTCGCGCAGAAGCGGGCACTGGTGATCGCTGACAACCGGCTGGCACTCGACGCGGGCTGGGACGAGGCGATGCTGGCGCTGGAGTTGGCCGACCTGTCCGAGGCGGGGTACGACCTTGCGCTGACGGGTTTCGAGGATGCCGAGATCGAGGCACTGCTCACCAGTGCGGTGGCCGTCGCAGATGATGAATCAGAGTCTGAAGCCGACGAGCCTGACGCGGCTGACGATGTGCCAGACGCGCCCGTCGTGGCGGTTTCCCGCCCCGGCGATGTCTGGGCCATCGGAGCGCACCGCCTGATTTGTGGCGACGCCACCGACCGCGACGTGGTCGCTGCGCTGATGCAGGGTGAAGTCTCTCGCCTGTGCTTCACCTCGCCGCCCTACGGCAACCAGCGCGAATACACCTCGGGTGGCATCTCCGATTGGGATGGCCTGATGCGCGGCGTGTTCGCGCACCTGCCGATGGCAGGCGACGGTCAGGTGCTGGTCAACCTGGGCCTGATCCACCGCGACAACGAGGTGATCCCGTATTGGGACGGTTGGCTATCTTGGATGCGCCAGCAGGGCTGGCGGCGCTTTGCGTGGTACGTCTGGGATCAGGGGCCGGGGATGCCCGGCGATTGGGCAGGCCGCTTTGCGCCGAGCTTCGAGTTCGTATTCCACTTCAACCGGGAGAGCCGCAAGCCGAACAAGATCGTCCCCTGCAAGCACGCAGGCCAGGAATCCCACCTGCGCGCCGATGGCTCCTCCACGGCGATGCGTGGCAAGGATGGCGAGGTGGGCGGCTGGACGCACAAGGGGCTGCCGACGCAAGACACCCGTATCCCCGACTCGGTGATCCGCGTGATGCGCCACAAGGGCAAGATCGGCCAGGACATCGACCACCCGGCCGTGTTCCCGGTGGCGCTGCCGGAATTAGTGATCGAGGCTTACACGGACGCGGGCGACATCGTGTTTGAGCCCTTCGGCGGCAGCGGCACAACGATGCTGGCCGCCGAGCGCACCGGCCGCATCTGCCGCAGTGTGGAAATCGCTCCGGAGTACGTGGACGTCGCCATCAAGCGCTTCCAGCAGAACCACCCCGGTGTGCCGGTCACGCTGCTGGCAACAGGCCAATCGTTCGAACAGGTCGCCGCCGAACGCGTCGCCACCTCTGATGCTGAGGTGGTGGCATGAACTGGCTGGCCGACAAGATCGAACAGTGGCCTACGCCCAAGTTGCTGCCCTACGCCCGCAACGCGCGCACCCATTCCGAGGAGCAGGTGGCGCAGATCGCCGCCAGCATTGCGGAGTTTGGATTCACCAATCCGATCCTTGCGGGCAGCGACGGCATCATCGTCGCGGGGCACGGTCGTCTCGCCGCCGCCCAGAAGCTGGGTCTGGAACGGGTACCGGTGGTCGTGCTCGATCACCTGACGCCGACCCAGCGCCGCGCCCTGGTCATCGCGGACAACCGCATCGCCGAGAACGCGGGTTGGGACGACGCGATGTTGCGCATCGAACTGGAAGCCTTGCAGCTGGAAGGATTCGACCTCGACATCACCGGCTTCGACGCCGACGCGCTGGCCGAACTGATCGCGGGCGACGAGCCGGACAACGAGGGTCAGACCGACGAGGATGCGGTGCCTGAGGTCAGCGAGACACCCATCTCGCGTCCGGGCGATGTCTGGATCATGGGCCAGCACCGGCTGCTGTGTGGCGACTCGACCGTGGCCGAGAGCTTCGACCTGCTGATGCAAGGCGAAGTGGCGGACATGGTCTTCACCGACCCGCCGTACAACGTGAACTACGCCAACAGCGCCAAGGACAAGATGCGCGGCAAGGATCGCGCGATCCTCAACGACAACCTGGGTGACGGCTTCTACGACTTCCTGCTGGCCGCGCTGGCTCCGACCGTCGCCCATTGCCGGGGCGGGATCTATGTGGCGATGTCCTCGAGCGAACTGGATGTGCTGCAGGCCGCCTTCCGCGCCGCCGGTGGCAAATGGTCGACGTTCATCATCTGGGCCAAGAACACCTTCACGTTGGGTCGGGCCGATTACCAGCGCCAATACGAGCCGATCCTGTACGGATGGCCCGAGGGGGCGACACGCCACTGGTGTGGTGACCGCGACCAGGGGGACGTCTGGAACATCAAGAAGCCGCAGAAGAACGATCTGCACCCGACGATGAAGCCGGTGGAGCTGGTCGAGCGGGCGATCCGCAATTCGAGCCGACCCGGCAACGTGGTGCTCGATCCCTTTGGCGGCTCCGGCACGACGTTGATCGCAGCGGAGAAGTCAGGCCGCGTTGCGCGGCTGATCGAACTCGATCCGAAGTACGTGGACGTGGTCGTGCGCCGGTGGGAGGACTTCACCGGGAAGCAGGCCACCCGCGAGGCGGATGGCGCGTTGCTTGATCAGGCGGCCAGCGATTCCTCGACGATCTCGCAGTGAATCACAAAGCCCGTCAGGTAAGGCAGGCCGCGCGGGATGCCGTATTGCTTGCTGGTTTGACGGCCAATCGTCCAGCCCATCCAACGCTGGGTGGCTGCGTTGATCGCGTCCGCCAGGGCCTTGCCCTCGTAAAGCCCGTTCTGGACGTCGTCTGCAAAATGGCGGCCGTGGCGGCCGTGGCGGCTGTCGAGGAAGACCCTTACCGATTCGAGGGGTTGGCTGGTGGCGTCCGAGATGGCGACCATCGCAAGGGGCCATGCCGCGCTGGCGTGCTCGGAGATCGTGCCCCAAAAGCCCCAGGTGTCGTTCTGGGTGGCGGGGATCTGGCTGGTGGTCATGGTGGCTGCTCCTTCGGGTTGATCGTTGCGACACCCGTAGTAACGCGCTGTTCGATTGAGAAGCCAAGCGCCACTTGGCCTCTTTCTCGATCTTTCTGATCAGGCGATATGGTACACACGTTCCCCGCCTTGCGGTTTGTCCGACACGATCGTCAGGCCCAGCTTTTTCTTGAAGGCTCCGGCAAATGTGCCGCGCACCGTGTGCGCCTGCCAGCCGGTGGCGGTGCAGATCTGGCCGATGGTTGCGCCCTCGGGGCGTTGCAGCATCCGGATCACTTCGGCTTGCTTGCTGTTGTCGCGGGTGCGCGGCTTGACCCACGTTGCTTCGGCGGCGGCTACGGCGGCTTCCATTTCAGGATCACTCGCGGCGGCTTGCGTGCCTTCTGCGTTAGCGATGATCTGGTCGAGATTGGCTTCCCATTGACCGATGCCCGTATTCACTCCGGTGCGTGGCATTCCCAGGGCGTCGTAGCCCTCGGCGGCGACAAACCAGTCGGTGCCGTCGGTGGTGATCAGGGCACGGTTGAACATCCCGTCGAGCACCTTCTTGCGCGCACCGCCTTTGATGTTGTCGGGGAACCATTCGATCTTGCCGCTGCTGGTGTTGATGGCCTTGGCCAGGATGGCGTGCTGTGCCGGGGTCAGGTTGGTGGTGGTCATGGGATGCTCCTTCGGGGTGGTGGATGACGATGTGATGAACGCGCTGTTCTGGAGACAAGCAAAGCGACGTCTGCTTGGCTCTGTTGCTTCTCGATCAGCCCTTGGCGATCTCTGCTTCCGTGGCCTTCGGCATTGATGCACCAAGTTCGACGCCCGCCTTGAAGGCCGCCTCCAGCGCGTCCTTGAGGCACCACACCGCCGTGTCGTGGAAGTCGAGGCTGTCCGCGTTGCGGGTTTGCAGGGTTTCGATGCCGAGATGCTTCTGGGCGATGAGGGTGAGGATGGTGTCGATCTGGCTCATGGCGTTTTCCTTTCGGGGGTGGTTGGCGTGACGTGATGAACGCGCTGTTCCCGATGGAAGCCAAGCTCAATCTGCGGACATGACGAACAAATGAGTGAAGGTGACGATGGGACTCTCGATTCGCGCCTACGCGCGCCACCGTGGCGTGTCGCACGTGGCCGTGAAAAAGGCCATCGACACCGGGCGGATCACGCCGCTGCCAGACGGCACGATTGATCCGGAGACGGCGGACGCCCAGTGGGCACAAAACACATTGCAGCCGCGCAGCGCCGCTGCGCAGGAAAAGGCAGGCACCACGAGGGCGCGCCCCGCGCCCCCGCCCGCTGAAGCAACACCGCAGCGCGACGTCGCCGACACCAGCGCATCGCCGATGTCGGCAGGCGGCACCTCACTCTTGCAGGCGCGCACGGTCAACGAGGTGCTCAAGGCCAAGCTCAACAACCTGGAGCTGGCGCACCGAAAGAAGGAACTGGTGGATCGGGCGCAGGCCGTGGCCCACGTGTTCAAACTGGCCCGGGTGGAGCGCGATGCCTGGCTCAACTGGCCGGCACGCATCTCCGGCCAGATGGCGTCCACGCTCGGCATCGACGCGCACCAGATGCATGTGGCTCTCGAATCTGCTGTGCGCGAGCACCTGCAAGAGTTGGGTGCGCTAAGCGTTCGAGTCGATTAGGGTGGGCAACGACAGAATTTTCATCTGCGAATTCTTTCTGTGGTTAACAGAACGAGGATGGCGCAAACCTCTAGCCCGTCGCCCAAGCAAATGGTAGCAAAACTAGCCATGGAGAATGACTACGAGGGTGTTCTTGAGATCGAGCGCGCATGGCGCGACGGGCTGACGCCAGACCCGCTGCTCACGGTATCGGAATGGTCAGATCGCCACCGGATGCTCTCCAGCAAGGCGTCTGCCGAACCCGGGCGCTGGCGCACCAGCCGCACGCCGTACCTGAAGGCGATCATGGATTGCCTGTCGCCGACTTCGCCGGTTGAGCGCGTGGCGTTCATGAAGGCGGCGCAGCTCGGCGCGACCGAAATGGGGTCGAACTGGATCGGCTACGTCATTCACCATGCGCCGGGGCCGATGATGGCGGTCTGGCCGACGGTGGAGATGGCCAAGCGCAACTCCAAGCAGCGGATCGATCCGCTGATCGAGGAGTCAGCCGCGTTGGCCGAACTGATCGCACCGGCGCGCAGCCGCGACTCGGGCAACACGATCCTGGCCAAGGAGTTCCGGGGCGGCGTGCTGGTGATGACCGGTGCCAACAGTGCGGTGGGCTTGCGCTCGATGCCGGTGCGCTACCTGTTCCTCGACGAGGTGGATGGCTATCCCCTGGACGTCGAGGGCGAAGGCGATGCGATCTCGCTGGCCGAGGCGCGCACGCGTACCTTTTCCAGGCGCAAGATCTTCATCGTGTCGACGCCGACGATCTCGGGGGCCTCGGCCATCGAGCGCGAGTACGAGGCCAGCGATCAGCGCCGCTACTTCGTGCCGTGCCCACACTGCAACCACCCGCAATGGTTGCGCTTCGAGCAACTGCGCTGGGACAAGGGGCAACCGGAAACCGCCGCCTACATCTGCGAATCGTGCGACATCGCGATTTCCGAGCATCACAAGACGTGGATGCTGGAGCGTGGCGAATGGCGTTCGATGGCACGGGGCAAGACGGCAGGCTTTCACCTGTCGTCGCTGTACAGCCCGGTGGGCTGGCGCTCCTGGCGTGACATCGCTGCCGCGTGGGAAGCCGCCGTCAACAAGGAGTCGGGATCGGCCGCCGCGATCAAGACTTTCAAGAACACCGAGCTGGGCGAGACCTGGGTCGAGGAAGGCGAAGCGCCCGACTGGCAACGGCTGGTCGAGCGCCGCGAGGACTATCGGATGGGCATCGTGCCACT